CTCATGGGCCTCCAGCCAGTCGCCATCGAAAGGGTTGTGAAGGTCGGCGTCAGGCAGGTCGCGCTCGTCCATGGTCGCGCCTTGCGCCACTCGCTGACGCATGCGCTCGGCTATCCATCTCAGCATGTCGGGTACTCCATCGTCAGGCCATGTCGCCGCCCCTTCTCGATCTCCCAGGCGCCGTGCAACGGATGACTGGGCGGGAACGGATTAGCGGGCCTGCCGGGCAGCCCCAGGCGGTCGACCATCTCGACGACGCGCTCGGGGGTCAGCGGCTCGACCTCCTCGCCTGGCTCGCAGCCTGCCGTCAGCAGCTGACCGGCCTCGCTCTCGGCGGACTCGAGCATGCTGGCCGCCAGTGCTCGCTCTGCGCGACTGGGCTGCCGTCCCTTGGCGTCGGCGGACACCGCCTTGCCGATGATGGTCACGCTGTCAGGGGTCACGGGCTCCTCCTCACATGCCGGCCAGGGACAGCGCGGCCAGCACGCTACCCAGGTGCGGGTTCAGGGTCTCGGACTTCATGCGCTCGATCGAGGCCGGACCGAAGTCGTTGGCCGCCATGCGCTCCTCGATGCGGGTAATCGCGGCGTCGGCCCGATACTCCAGCACCGGCAGGCGGCCCTGCTCTTGCGCATAGCCTGCCTCGATGGTGGCGGCGGCCACGTTGGCGATGCCGCACGCGGCGGCGACCACCTCGGCATTGCCAGTGGCGGCTACCAGGTCTTCCCAGCACTGACGTTCCGCCCGGTACATCTCCGCCGCCCCGCCATACTGGTAGGCGTTGTACATCATGGTGGTGATCTCACGCACCTGGTCGTTGGTGACCAGGGGCTCGGCATGGACCGTGCTGGCGAACAGGGCAGCGGCGCCCAGGGTGGTGGCGATGGCGTGGCGGACTCGGGTCATTCCATGGCTCCGTGGCATTGCGATGATGAGAGCGATCAGTTTACACCACGTCGCCAAAGAGCGCTTCGCTGCGAGCCTTCTCCCTGGCCTCGCTGGCGGCCTCGGGAGTGTCGAAATAGCCGACATGCACCTTGCGGCGCTTGTGATTATAGAAGGCGCGGTAGCGCCCTGTGCGAGCCACGTACTCGACGCCAGTGAAACCAGTGGAGCTGGGCTTTGGCTTTCGTTTGTCGGGCACCGCCAGTGCCTCCGGCGATAGAGTGCCGTACTCGTGCAGCCGTTGCTTTTCGTGAAGGTAGCGGGCGTGGGCATCTTCCGGCGTATCGAATACGCCAAGGTGATAAGTCTTGTTGTTTTTGCGTATTTGGGCAACGTATCTGTCTCTGCTTCGTGAAACACCCAGATACCCACTACGGTTGTTCTTATGCGGGCGAACCTGATTCTGCATGTTTTGGCCGTTGGTGGCCTCTCGCAGGTTATTCAGCCGGTTGTCCAGCTTGTTGCCATTGACATGGTCGATATACCCGCTCCCCGGCCACTCACCGTGCACATAGAGCCATGCCAGCCGATGAGCCAGATAAGGCCTTCTATCAATGTAGATTTGCAAGTAGCCGCCGCTCATTAGAATGCCTGCCCGATCCCCCGCCTGTGCGCCGCGACAATGCGCGATCCGCCACGTAAAGTGGCCGGTGCCTGGGGAATAATTCAGAACCGAGCGAAGCCTTGAAGGCGTCAGCGCGCTACCCATCCATCTCCTCCATCACGTCCGCAAACATCTTGCCCACCTCATCTTCCAGTGTATCACCCAGCGCTTTGCCTGCGCCGCCCTTGGATTGAGCGGGGGTGTAGACAAGGCCTTCTATCCAAGCAAAGCACACCGCGTCCCACAGGTCGGGGGACGCCATGCCCTCCCACTCCTTGCTGTGCTTGGGCGGCACGCGGATGCGCCCCTTGTCGGTGAAGGTCTTGGGAATGCGGCTCGATTGCGACAGCATGGCGTTGCGGTGCTCGCCGGTGAGGATCGACAGCCGGCCCTCCTTGGCGGCGCGCGCGGCCTGGTGCATGGCCTGCGCGCGAAGGTTCAGGTAGCGCTCCTTGTTCCTGTTCTGGAAGCACGGATTACCCCAGTTGATGCGATGCAGCGGTTTACCCATGTCCTCCAGGTCCTGGCAGACGTTGATGCCCAGGCCACCGGAGTCGACGGCATAGGTCACACCGTCATAGGGGTCGCCCTGCTCGGCCACGGCGCCGGCAAAGACGTTGGCGCGCACGTTGTTGGTCACCACCGGCACGGTCACGATCTCCACGCGCCGCGCATCGGGTCCACGCTCGCCATAGCCGATGACCCGCGCCACGACGATGGTCGACTTGTCGCGCAGCCCCTCGCCGCTGGCGATATCGGACAGCACCACCCAGCCATAGGGCTCGTCGTCGCCGATGATGCGGCCGCGGCGATACATGGCCTCGGCCACGGGCAGATTCATCATGTGCTTGCCCGACTCCTGTGGGAACTGCCCCAGCAGGCGCACGCGGCGCTCGTCCTCGTCGTAGCTGTCCCACAGCTCCTTGAGGGCCTGGTCGCTGACCAGCGGTGACTCCAGCGAGGAGAACACCAGCGGCGTCCAGTCGCCGCCGTTGAGATTGCTCAGGTCGTGATGCGTCCGGTAGAAGAACCCCGAGTTGCGGGTCGGCTGCGAGGTCAGCAGCATGCGGTTGTGTTCTTCGGTCAGGGCGCCGCGCAGCGTGGTCAGCACCGCGTCGGGCAGCGTCGACGCCTCGTCGCCGATGATCATCAGCCACTCACCGTGGCGGCCGGCCATCTTGTTGGCGGTCTTCTCGTTGGCGGTCTTGGACTCGACGAACCAGGTGTCGGGGAAGCCGATGATGCGCATCTGGCCGTTGGCCAGGATCTCGATATGGTCGGCGATCCAGCCGTAGGGCCCCTTGCGGATGCGCTCGACGGCCATGCCGATTTCCTTCCACAGCGTGGCCTTGAGCTGGGCCATGTCGTTGGCGGTCAGCAGGGTGATCGACTGCGGGTAGCAGAGCATGTGCCACAGCACGATGGTGGCCAGTGCCGTGGTCTTGCCCGTGCCGTGACCGGACGCCACCGACACCATGGAGCGCGACGGCGCCACGCTGTTGTAGAGCGTGATCTGCTGAGGCGTGGGCGGCAGCTCGACCACATCGATGGCGAAGCCCACCAGGTCACCGGCGAAGTCGTCGCTGAACTCCTCCCAGCGCGGATCCTCGTGCAGCAACGTGCGCTTGCTAGCCATCGTCGACCTCGCCTGTCGCCCCGTCGATGATCAGCCCCAGGCGATCGGCACGGCTGCGCATCTCGCGCTCGACCTGCGCCGCCTTGGCCAGGGCGGCCTCGATGCGCTCCCGACGGGCTTCGCGGTCCACCAGTGCAATGCTGGGCTTCTCCTCGACCTCCACCTTGTCCTTCCACAGCTCGGGCTGGCGGTTCTTCAGCCAGAACTTGGCCGCCTCGGTATCCGGCGGGACGATCTCGGTGTAGGGCACGACGACCGGCTGCCCCTGGTACTGGAACACCTTCACCGCCTGGTGCGTGTAGCCGGTGGCCTTCTTGTACAGCGAGCGCGCCACGTTGGCGTCGGCATCGCCGCGCCCCTGCTCCATGGCGGCGCGGAACTCGGGATGGGCGGACATCCAGTCATAGACGGTCTGCTCGGTCACCTCCAGCAGGCTGGCGACGTGGGCGGGCGTCGCGCCCAGCAGGGCATGCTTGTAGGCCAGCCGGGCGTACTGGCGGCGGTACTTGGTGCGGCCCGAGGCGTCGGTCTCGTAGATCTCGTGCAGCGGGCTGTCGCCGAAGTCGTCCTCGAGCGAAATCGTGGTCACGCGCGTTAGGGTCAAGCCATGAAGTGGTGCGCCCTGCCCCTCCTCCCCCTCATCGAACGGTATGGAATCGGCCTCCTCCAGCGGCACCGCCTTGTCTGCGAGCTCCGGCGGCAGCTCCTCCAGCTCTTCGACCGGGGTTTCCGGTTTCTGGCTTGGTTTCCGGTTTCCGGTTTTCGCCTTGGGTTTCTGGGTTTTCGGTTTCCGGGCCGGTTTCACCCTGGCCTTGCCGCTGCCCTTGCACCATTCCTCCTTGAGGGCGCGCTTGCGCACGGCAGGGCCCGACACGTCGAGCCCCAGTTCCCGAATCAGCCAGGCATACCCGTCGCGGGAATCCGCCTCCCAGGTTTCTCTCGCCTTCTGCCACTGCTGCTCCGTCAACTTCGCCATCAGGTGTACACCAGCTCCAGTTCGGGTTGCACACCCCCGGCAGCGGCACGGGCCTCGCGATGCATGCGCTTCAGCTTCGACTCGGCGGTACGCCCGGTGGCGGCAGCGCGCTCGACGGCGGATTGCAACCGGGCTCCACCCTTCACGTTCTCCCAGCGACGTGGGTTCAGCTCCTCGACCCGGGACAGGGCGTCTTGGGCTTCCTGAAGCTGTTGCGCCATGAGCATGGCCAGCTCCTCAACGGCCTCGACGCGCTCCTGCACCTCGCGGGTAACCAGCATGTCCCGCCAGCGGTGCCGCTCCCACTCCTCGCGCATCAGGATGATGGTGTCCCGGGCGGCGTGGCAGCGCCGCTCGTCGACCTCCATGTTCTCCGTGTTGCCCAGCAGGTAGTCGATGGACACGTCGTACAGCAGGGCGGCCCGCTTCACTACCCACAGCGGTATCTGTGAGCTGTCGCGACCACCCTCGATCTTGGCCAGCTTGGTAGAGTTGGCATAGCCCAGCAGCTGGGCAGCCTTGACCTGCGAATACCCCTGCATCTCGCGGGCTTCGCGCAGCCGCTCTCCCACCTTGCACGCCAGCAATACCTGCTCCTGGCGAGACGGGACACCGCGCCCACCCCGGCGCTTGCGTCCCACTACCGCATTGGCTGCCGCTTCGACCTGCTCCATGCCACCCCCCGTGTCAGCTCAATGTGCCGTTGCTGTGCGCCTGCGCGGCCCGTTTCGCGGCGGCCGCATTGCCGCGCCACATGCCCAGCCGTTCATCGCCGGCATGCAGCTCGAACCACTCCTCGCCGGACAGCACCACCTTGGCAATGCGGTACTGCCCGGCCCGGATGCAGTAGCGGCTGACCTTCTGCCACTCGAGACCCGGCTTCACGCTGCCCCCTTGGCCATGAGCTGGCGGCCGTACTCGGCCAGGCATACGGCGTCGGCGATGCCGTCGTGAGGTACCCGCTTCTTGCCCGGTGTGAGGTCGACCATGGGGAAGGCGCGCTTCACGAACGCGATGGCGGCGCCCTTGTCCTTGGCGGTACCGGCGAGCACACGCTTCTTCCAGGCCTGCGGGGTCACCAGGCGATACGGGATGCCCAGGGCCTCGCACACGCCCAGCAGGCGCCCATAGCCGGTGCCGAAGGTGAACATCGAGGTCCCGCCTTGGGGGCGGCCGTTGACCCGCGCGGCTCCGACCTTCTCGATGATCACCAGGTCAGGCGCGGTCGCGGTGAGGATCCGGGCCAGCTCGTGCCCATCGATCTCCTTGCCGATGATGGGCATCACGTCGCCGGACGCCTGGCCGGTGGCGTTGATGGAGGCGATGCCACCGGACTTGCCGGGGTCGATACCGATGATGTTCATGCCGTGGCGCCCTCCCTGGCGTCGATGAAGGCGAGCGCGTGCGTCAGCTGCTCGCGGATGTCGGGGTCGTTGGCGAACTGGGCCAGGCCGGCACGGATCGTCTGCTGCAGCCACTCCACCTGCCAGGGCTGCCACTCGGCGCGCTGGTGGACCATGCGATGCGCCCACGGGGTCAGCGGCATCACGAACGAATCCGGGGCCTTGAGCCCCCAGCCGGACAGGCCCCACCCCAGCCCGATGACGTGGTGAGCCTCGCAGCCCTCCTCGCCGGTCATGCAGCACGGCAGGCTGCGCACCCATGCCAGATAGCGCTCGCTGCGCCAGGCCTTGCTCTTGGCGATCATTGGCGGGCCTCCCTCAGTTCCTCGTATGCCTTCAGCGCGGGGTCGCTCCATGCCACCTGGTGTTCAGAGCCGAAGGCGTAGATCAGCTCCACCAGGTCGGAGAACTGGCGCTTGCTCATGCGGCTGGTGGAGCTGCCCAACATCACGAAACCGCCATCGACGCCAGGCACGGCGCGCTGCCGCTTCAGGCCAGCGGTGAACACCTGCTTCCAGTCATCGGAGCCGAGCTTCTTGCCGTACCAGTCCACCTGCTCCGAGACGTCGCGCAAAATGGCCCACAGCAGACGATTCTGTGAGTCGGTGCGCTTCTCCTCGATGCGTGTCAGGATCACGCGCACCGGGCCGCCCTTGAGCCCACGGCCGGCCATCTCCATCGCTTGGCTCATGACCGGGGCCAGCTGCCCCGGGTGCTGGATCACGTACTCGACCTGGTTGGCGGAAGCGGTGCGGGTCATGTCTCGACGCCTCCGGCGGTCAACAGCTGCTTGCCGGTCTCCGCCAGCCAGAGGAGGTCGCCAGCCGCTCCCGCTTCCCCTTGCTCATACGCCGCGGTGGCTTGCTTCCATAGAGCCTGGTGCATGGCTGCGCAGCGGCTGACCAGCTCGGCCGGCATGGCGGCAGACTCCTGGCGAACAATGGTGACGATAGCGGTGGTGTCTGTTCCTTTGACGGGATCCACGCCCACGCTCTCCGGGGCGGGCTCGGGCTTGGCCTCCCCAGCCTGCTCGACGGCCTCCAGGTCGACAGTCATGCCGTGCACCGTCGGCAGCCAGGCGCCGTAAGCTACCCCTGCCAGCCCCTTGTCACGAAGGCGGCGCAGGGCACGGTTCACGGCGCTCACCTCAGCCTGGCTCGCGGCATTGCAGCCAATGCAGATGATCCGTTCCGTGACGGGGCGCCGCGTCTGCCGGTGCTCATTGCGGATGACGCCCAGGGCCTCGCGCTCGTATCGCGTCATGGTCATGCGGCGGCCTCCTTCCGGTAGCTCCCCCAGTCGAGCGTCAGCGTCATACCTCCGCCTTCGCTCATACGGTCGATGATCCGCTCCCCCAGGTAGTCGCCCAGGCCGGCGGCATCGACGTTGGAGATCAGGATCGTGGGTAGCATTTGCTTGTAGCGCTCGTTCACGATCTTGAAGAGGATCAGGCGCTCCCACTCGGTGCCCAGCTGGGCGCCCACCTCGTCGAGGATCAGCAAGTCGAGCCCGCCGACGAAGGCTTTGATAGCCTCACGCTCGCTGCCGCCCTTCTGGCTGAAGGCGCGCTCCTTGATCAGGTCGATCAGCTCGTAGACGTCGATACCCATGACGCGGTAGCCGCTAGCCAGCAGAGCGTTGCCGACGCCATAGGCCAGGTGGCTCTTGCCGGCGCCCACGGAGCCGGTCAGCACCATCCCGCCGCCCTGAGCCAGGCGATCCTCGAAACGCTCGACATAGCGCTGGCAGGCCGCCTTGGCGAATGCCTTGCCCTTGTGGCCACCGACGTTGAAGCCCTCCAGGGTGCGCGACGCGAAACGCTTGGGGATCATCGAGTTTTCGCGCAACTTCTCCAGCCTGGCGGTGCCGGCCTGGCCCGCTCGCTGACGCTGCTCGGCCTGGCGCTGGCGGTCCTTGTCCTCCTCGATGCAGGTCGGGCAGGCGGACCACTGGCCGTTGGGCATCAGCGTGGCGGTGTAGGGCCCATGAGCACGGCAGGTGTCGTGTCGATCCTTGGTTTGCCCCGACAGGATGCTGGCCAGGTGGCCGCGAACTTCCGGGGTGGTGGTCATCGGTTGTGCCATGATCAGTCCCTCATCCAGTCGGGAAGGTTGTCCATGTCGGTCGGCGTGTAGGTGCCCTGCGGCTGCGGCTGGGCGAAGCCTTTGCGGCCGTCCAGGCGGCCAGGCTGGCGTGCCGCCGGGGGAATCCACTCGTTGTCGAACTCGGCGTTGGCGCCGAAGAACCGCTTGGCCTGCATCACGAACTCGGAGGCCTCGTCCCCCTTGGCGCGAACGTAGGCCGCATAGCGCTCGACGGCGGCCAGCATGTCGGCAGGGTCCACGCCCTCGGCGATACGGGCATTCCAGCACTCGAAGGCCGGTTTCTTGGGGTTGCTCCCGGCTCGCTTCGGGTAGGCCGACCAGGCGCGCTCGAACACCTCGGTGTACTCAGGGCTGCGGCGCGCCTTGGTTTTCGCGGCGGTTTTCGGCTCGGGCTTGGGTTCGGCAGGCGGCGATGGCGTCAGCTCGAGCTCAGGCTGGTCGATCTCGGATGCACCACCCTCCGAACGAAGTGAGGAGGGGTTGTCTTTCCTGTCTTTAGAAGGGAGGTCAGATTGACCTGACTGAGATAGGTCAGATTGACCTGACTGAGGCTGTTTTGATTGCGGCGTTGGCGGGGTGTACTTGCCCGCTTGAAGCTCCCAGGTTTCCGCATGTTTGTTCAGGGAAACCGGAGAACGGCTGCCACCATGGCGAAGCAAGACCTTCTTCTCGATCAGGGATGCCATCACCTTGGCGCACGTCGATGCGTGGATGCCGGTCAGCTTGGCCAGCAGACCGCCGGTGACGCGCGCCTGCTTGCGATTCCAGCCATACGTCAGGCGAATGATGGCCATCACGACACGCATTTCGCGCAGCGTGAACGGGGCCGCCATGACCTGCTCCAGGAGCTCGTTCGCGATCCTCGTGTATCCATCCTCCACTTGGGGCCCCTTTGGCGTTTCTGCGGGCGCCTGCGGCTCCTCTGGCGGCTGCTCATGGAAGCGCTCGGGGAACTTCAGCACGTTGCTCATGCCGGCACCCCCGCAAAAGTCTCTGCCAGCTTCGCCAGGCCTTTGCGGGTGACTCTGGCCTGCTCGCTCACCTTCTCGTTGCCATCTTCAAGCGGAACAACCGTCACCTTGTGCTCGAGCACGCCCTGCTGGAGGCGAGCCTGGTACGCCACAAGCCTCTTGTTGCCGACGCGGCGGTAGATCCACTTATGCGCCTGCATCCAGGCGATCAGGTCCTTGGGGCGAACCTGAAGATGCTTGGCGGCATCGGTCAGGCACAGCGAGCCCTCGCTTTCCGCGATGCGCTGGAAGGCCTGAACCTTGGGCGCCTGCTCGGAAACGGTGGACTCCAGGGCCAGCACCTTCTCCGTGTAGCCCAGCAGCAGCTCGCGCATGGTGGCCGGATCGGAGAGCGCCTGAAGCGGGTCCGCGGCGGCCGGAGCCTGCATGGCGTCGTAGGCACGAATCACCTTGAGATGGAACGCGGGACTGACCCACATCGCGTAGGCGTAGACCAACTCCTTGCAAACGTAGGTACCGGGAGCCCTCCCCCCGCGGATAGACGCCAAAGCAGGAATTCCTGCTTTGCCTATTTCTTCAACCAGAGCCTGGGTTTGTTGGTTCTCCGCCCACAGGGAGGGGCGGTGCCGATTCTCCCCGCCCGAAGCCCTGTGCAGGTCATTCAGGCAGAAGCGCCCTTCTGCATCTTGACGGACGTCGACGCCAGCTACGGCTAGCAACTGGACGTTTGGCGATTTAGCGTTCATAATCATCTCCATACATGAAGTGACATCAACGCCCCGCGGTGCCAGCCGATCGGGGCGTTGTTGTGTCCGGGGGTTACCCGGCGTTTTGCACATCGGAAACCTCAACCGCCTCCCCGGCCTCAAGCCGAGAGAGCTCCGACGTGCTGATGCCCGCCAGGTCGGCGAGCACTCGGCGGTAATGTTGGGCACGGCGCTTGGGCTGCGCGGGAAGCCCCTTGGTACGCCAATGCCATGGAGTGGCGTGGTGGACATCGCAAGCCGCCGCCAGGCGACCATTGCCCACCACGTCGATCAGCTCTGACACGCTGGAAACAATCACGGGCTACCCTCCGCTCTTGGCCACCGCCAGGCGAACGCCGGGGTTACGTCCCAGCACCTTGCGCTCGATCAGTGAGCGCGTGCTCATCAGCGCGACGATGGCGTCGTCAATTTCGGCCAGCGCCTCATCGGCCATGGGAAGGTCTGCCGGGCTCAACTTGTTGTCGTGAAGCATTCGCGACATGACGGCCATCACGTCGCCGGTTTCTCGGCTCACCTCGCCCAGTGCGGCAAACCCGCAGGAAATCTCATCCCCGCTCTCGGGTCGCTTTACCCCCATGAAGCCGTGGCGGCGCGTCAGGCTGACGCGAGCAAAGTCGTCGCCGAACACCTCAAGCGCTGCACACCAGGGCTCCTCCAGCCAGGCCGGGAACTCAACGGCACCGCTGGCCCAGCGCTGCACGCGCTTGGCCCAGCTCATCACCGCGTGGTCGTACTCGTCCCCTACGGCGGTGAAACCATCCAGATCGGGCAGGTGAAGGTCGGCCGCCTTGGCCGGGCAGCACGCCATCACCTGGCGGTTGAGTTCACGAGCAAAGCGCTCGCAGGCGATGCCGCGCTGCTCACGCAGGCGGCCCAGGGCATCACGCAGCAGGGCATCTCGGCTGGGGTGTCGGGTTTCGGACATAGCAGGGGCTCCTTGCTCTGAATAGGGTGAAGGTCAGGCGGCGCTCGGCGGAAAAACGTCGTCGATGGACACGTTGACGCCTCTGCTGCGGATAGCGGCGACGATTTTTCTAACTACCTCGAAGCTCGGCGTGCGCGCCCCAGACTCGTAATTGGCTATTGCTGACTGACCCAGCCCGCACGCCTCAGCAAGCTCGCGCTGCGTCATGTTTGCCTTGGATCGGAGGGTGCGGATGTTCATGTCATCACCTCAGGATGTTTCGCCTGAGAATATCACATTTTGTGGTTTCATCAATCACGAATCGTCGAGTGACTTAATCACGCAGCGTGTTAACAATGGAGGGCATATTGCTGCGCCGCTCGCGGGAGGCGCAGGCAAGCAGCCAGGAAACGGAGGGGAATGCGTGGGAGGGTCGATCGGCGAGAGGATCAAAGCAGCCAGGCAGAGAGCCGGAATGACTCAGCCAGAGCTAGCTAAGGCGTGCGGCTGGGACAGCCAAGGCCGCGTCTCTAACTACGAGCGCGGTTTGCGAGAGCCAAAAAGCAACGATGTCACTGCTATCGCCAAGGCGCTTGGGGTGAGCGAAAGCTACCTTTGGACTGGCGAAGGCAAAGAGGCTGCGGCTGTCATCGGCCATTCTGCTGGGCAAGAGTCCAATATTACCCCCGCCCCTCAAGCCACTGGCATGTGCCCAGAAATCAGCTGGGTACAGGCCGGTGCCTGGACCGAGGTCTGCCACGTCGAGCGGGACCCAGAAGCCATCACCTGGCACCCCCGCCCTGCCGGAGCCTCCGAGCAGACCTTCGTGCTCAGGGTGGTTGGCGAATCCATGGCGCCTGAGTACCTGCCGGGCACGCTGATCTATGTCGACCCGGAGCGCGCGCCAGAGAACGGCAAGGACGTAGTGGCGGTCATGACCGAAACTGGCGAGGCAACGTTCAAGCGGCTGATCGAGGAACCGGGGCATGGCCGCATGCTCAAAGCGCTGAACCCGGTCTGGCACGAGCCTTACATCAAGATCAACGGCAACTGCCGCGTGGTAGGCGTGGTAGTTGCTGACATGCGATTGCGCTGAAGGAGTTCACATGGAAGTCGAGCAGTTCAAGGCTCTCTTTGGAGATGCGCAGACACTCCCGAAAGATATAGAGGCCATCCACCAACTGTTTTTCGAGAAAGGCATTCCTTGTCTTGAGGTGTCGAAAACGCCACAGCTCAATGCGCACAGCCTTATCCATCCAGCGGCTGATGCTGGGCAAACTATTATTGAGCGCCTGGAAGGATCGCCAGCGCAGAGCATTACTCTTGTCGTTATCGAGAAGGCCGAGTTTTGTCCAGATAAATACGAAAGGACGGCCATCGGCTATAACCCACGCCACCACTTCAGCTTTCTGTTTGGCGCTGATACGCCCGAGGAAAACGCTCACAAAGAGCACAAGGCGTTGGCCAACAAGCCGCTGGGGATAACTACCTACCTGTTCGCCGAGAATGGGCTGTGCTTCGCTTACAAGCGCGCTTCGTGGCAATCTCTCGTGTTGGGCCAAACCGATGAAGACCCCTTCATCGACGATGAATACGATGACCCTCTTTACGACGAAGCCGAGGAAGCGGCTTACCAGGAGCGCCAAGAGAAGGTCTTAGAGCTGGGGCACGAGTTGGCCCACGCCCCTGGCTGGGGGTTATGCAGCAATCACCAACAACGCCTCTATTTCGCAGACAAGTTCTTTGCTAACCACGATGGCGTTGAGCAAGATCACCTATACGGTGCCGTTGAAAGAGCCAATATCATTTTCGATATGGAGGTACTTCCCGAAAAGGTGGCCCTCCTTCATAAGAACGGCAAGACTCCGAAAGAAATCTCGGCTGAAACCGGATGTAGCCAAGCCAAGGCGAAGCGAATTATTGCTCAGCTGGTTTCACAGGAGGCCTAATGACCGAAGACTACGAGAAGCGCATTGCCAAGCTCGAGGCTGCCATGCGTGATGTGATGGCAATCACTGCCGGACTGGCGGAATCCGGGCTGGAGCTGTCTGTTATTGCCAAGAATAGCGAAAACGCAGAGGAGCGAGTTCGTGGCGAGCGCGCCTTTCAAAGTATTGGCACCATTCTCGACCACCTGGAAGCGCTCGAAAAGAGCTTCCCGCCAAAGGAGAAAGCCGGTGACTGATCACAAGGTGACCGACATTCGCGACCGCTGGACCAGCGAGCAGGCCCAGAGTGCCGACGCCCGGCGTGACAAAGCACGGCGTGATGGCGACAATGGGGGCAACGGAGGAGAGCCGCCCATGAATGACCTGACCGCACGAGTTGAACACCTGGAGCGCGATGTCACTGACATCAAGGTGACGCTTGCCGGCATCTCGACAAAGCTCGATGGCTTTGCCACCAAGACTGAGCTGGCCCAGATGGAGGCCCGTATCATCAAGTGGAACGTTGGCACGCTGCTGGCCGTGGGCGGCCTGGTTTTCGCCATCATGCGCTTCCTGCCCGCCTAGCCCCAAGAAAGCCCACAGAACCCCACCACCACCCGCCGCCCGGCGGGTTTTTTGTTGCCTGCAACTTTCTGATTTCAAAGAGAGCGTGATATTTTACCTAAAAATATCACATAACGTGGTTGACAGGTAAAACACGATGCGTGATATTTACCCCAACAGCACGGCACGCAGCCCACTGGATCACCGCTCTTTCACAATCCGCGATCCCCTCCCCCTGGGGCCACAAGGGGGCACCACCCGAGAAACCGGGCAGGTGGGCACGGCCTCACCCGTATGAGGAACGACACTCCAACAGCATTGGCTCTGTCGTCGCGGGGCGCTCCCTAAGAGAGGTGGGGGCGCGGCCTGGCAGCCGCCGGCGCGACCGGCAGCCGTGCCAAAAGCCCCTGGCAACAGGGGCCATCGAGATGCTTCCTGCCCCTGCCTGCCATGGGACCAGGGGAAGCGCCAGGGAGCATCTCGATGCGCTACCCTATCGGCCCATTCCAAGAGGAACGCCTATGACCGACACCGCCTATGAAGCCATCGGCCGCTGCAAGGTGCTGCGCGAGCGCATCGACGCCTTGGAGGCCGAGCACTACCGCCACGTGGAAACACTGACGGCCCTGCTGGACGACAGCAAGCGGTTGGCCGCCAACATTGTTTACGAGCTGGATGCCGAGCAAGCCCACCGGCTGCTGGCCAAGGCCAGCGAGGCAAAAACCGCCGCCTTGGAGGCGGTGCGCGAGCACAACCGCTGGGCGCCACAGGCTGGCGAGCCGCTCATCAGGGCGAAGCGCCCCGGCTGAACCAGCCCTCACCCTTCCCTACTACACAGGCCACCCCACACGGTGGCCTTTTTCATGCCCGGAGGCGCCGTATGGCCACCACAACCCCGGGCGGCGCCGTCCGCCCCGTTACCCGACACGAGCGACGTGAACAGCTCGACCGCGCTGCGGCCCGCGCGTATCGGCGCCGCATCGATATCGATCAGCGGCTACGCGATATGGCGCTGGCCCGCGAACTGAAAGAGACCTGGCAATGAACCCAGCCGCCGCTATCGCCAACGCCCTGGCCCACTACATCGACCCGGCCCTGGCCGGAGCCATCGGCTCCATCGCCCTGTTCGTCGGCATGTTCGCCATCGCCGGGGCCGGGGCAGCCGTCTTTACCTACTTCCGAGGCAATGAGGTGCAGTCATGAGACGACGCAGCCCGGTTCGCGTTGAGCTGGACGCCCAGCGGCGCGCAAGAGGTGTGGTGGTCACCGGGCCACAGCACCCCATCATCGCCAGCCGCCCCTTCGATCCCAAGAAGGTGCGCAGCGCACAGGACAAGGCCAACGCCCGCCGGTGGGCTGACTTCCATAGTCGCTACGCCGGGCAGTCCGCGCCGCTGCTGCAACTGTGGGAGGCGTAATGGTCGAGCTGATCGCCAACCACGGGCTGAGCATCGCCATGGCGCTGATCGTGACCGCTGTGGTGCTCGCCTTCATGACGAGGAAGTAGCCATGGATGACATCTGGATTGTTCAGGCCGCTCAGGACATGAGCACGCCCCAAGCCATCGTGGTGGCAGGCCTGGTTATCGCCTTCGCCATCTGGACCAGTTCTAACTGGAGGCAGTGATGATGAAAACCCGTATCGCTGGCATCCCCTGCCTGGTGGATGTCACCAGCTACACCCCGGCCGACCCGGGCAGCTTCTTCGAGCCGCCCAGCGGTCCGGAGAACGAGTACGAGGTCTACGATCGCCGCGGCTACAAGGCGGGCTGGCTGCTGTCCAAGCTCACCGACGCCGACGACGACGCCATCCTGGAGCAGTACGAAGCCAGCCTACGCGAAAGCCGAGACCAGGCACGCATCGATGCCTACATCGACAGCCTGGAAGCCCGCGCCTGGGCATGAAAAAGCCCCACCCCAGTAGGCGCTGGAGTGAGGCCCGTTGCAGTGACCGACAACCGATATCGATTCACCCGAACGAGGATAGCACCATGAGCATGACCATTGAACAAGCAAAGCACGAGCTGATCACCAACCATCGCGTCGCCACCCTGGATATGCCCGAGGAGGTCTGGCTGTCGCTGCGCGGGCTGGGCATCGGGGCCAGCGAGGCCGCGGCAGCCGTCGGGGCCAGCGAGCACCGCACGCCGTTCGAGATCGCCGAGCGCAAGCTGGGGCTGGCCGCCGACGACGCCGACGCCAACTACCGCCGCCGTCAGAAGATGGCCATGGGCCACGTCATGGAGCCGGTGACCGCGTCACGCTTCGCCGAGTTCACCGGGCTCAATGTCCAGAACTTCAACTGCATGCTGGCCCACCCCGAGCACCCCTTCATGCTGGCCAACATCGACCGCCGCATTGTCGGCGTCACCGATGCCCAGTCGGCCTGGCTCGAGCTGGTCATGGGCCAGACGGTGAAGGGGCCTGGCGTGGCCGAGCTCAAGAACGTCGAGTTCGCCAAGGGCTGGGGCAAGCCGGACAACGTCCACACCACCGGCGGGCTGTGCACCACCGGCGAGGTGCCGGAGGATTACTTCATTCAGGTACAGCACCAACTGGCCGTCACCGGCTACGAGTGGGGCTTCCTGGTGGTGACCATCGCCGGCTGGGAGACCCGCTGGTACCCCATCCTGCGCGATGACGACCTGATCGATGACCTGATCGCCCTGGAAGGCGAGCTGTGGGCCACCATCCAGCGCGGCGAGCTGCCGGAGATCGATGTCGAGCACCCCAAGGCCGTCGAGCTGCTCAAGCGCCTTTACCCGGGCACCGACGGCAGCATGGTCGACCTGGCCGAGCTCGAGCACTGTCGCAAGGTCGAGCAGCAGGCCAAGGAGGAGATCAAGGCCCTGGAGACCACCGCCAAGGTGGCACGAGCCCGCATCCTCAAGGCCATGGGCGACGCCGCGGTGGCCACCTTCGGCGACGACCAGGTGATGCGCCGCAAGGTGGTGAAGCGCAAGGCCTACACCGTCGAGGTCGGCGAGAGCGAGTACGTCGATATCCGCTACGGGAAGATGAACAAGGCCGAGAAGGACCAGCTGGCTACCCAGAGCGAACACGAGACCGAGGAGGCGGCCTGACATGGGCGAGGTCACCGTCATCCCCAAGCGGCGGCCGGCACCTGCCGAGCCGCCTCGCCTGCCGCCCCGCGAGCTTGCGCGGACCTTCATCATCCAGCAGTACAGCGACGGGCACTTCGACGTGATCGAAGGCGACCGCCGCGTCGACCGTCTCGCCTGGGACGAGATGCTGGGCCATGTGGCCCAGCTCACACACCGCCAGCTCGGCAGCCCTCTCTACGCCATGCGCACGCCCGATGAGGAGTTCGAACGCGAAGCCCTCATCCGTGGATACGTCAAAAGGAGCGAATCATGACCACCGACACCCAGACCGCCGAAGCCGTCCAGCAGCAGAGCCTGCAGGAGCCGGAGTTCCACGCCCCGGCCGCGGCCGAATCCTCCAGCGACGTCGAGCTGGCGAGCAACGAGGTGCGCAACCAGTTCATGAAGGCCATGACGCCGCGCACCTTCGATGACGTGTGGCGCATGTCCGACATGATCGCTCAGAGCGACCTGGCGCCGAAGGACTACAAGGGCAAGCCCGGCAACGTGATGATCGCCTGGCAGACGGGCGTCGAGCTGGGTATCACCAGCCCGCTGCAAGCCATCCAGAACATCGCGGTGATCAACGGCCGGCCCACCATCTGGGGCGACATGATGCTGGCCATCTGCCGCGCGGCACCAGCCTGGTCCGAGGCCGACTTTCAGGAGTGGATCGAGGGCGAAGGCGCCCAGATGGTCGCCAACTGCACGGTGCGCCGCCGGCCGAACGGCAACGTCGCCCACTACACCTTCAGCATGGCCGATGCCAAGGACGCCGGGCTGCTGGGCAAGCAAGGGCCCTGGCAGCAGTACCCCAAGCGCATGCTGCAAATGCGCGCCCGCGGCTTCGCGCTGCGCGACACCTTCACCCCGGAGCTGAAGGGCATCCGCATGGCCGAGGAGGAGCGCGATATCACCCCCGAGGCCGGGCAGCCCGCCCAGCAGGCGCCCGCCAACGGCGGCCAGCAGCAGCGCGCCGGTACCGCCGGACGGGTCGGCGACAAGCTGGCCCAGCGCCGCCAGAAGGCCCAGCAGCAACGCCAGGCCCGGGAGGTCTACGAGACCACGGCCGAGCCCAAGGCGGACGACACGCCGCCGGAGGGCGCCGGCCCCGGCGGCGAGATCACCTGCGCCTACGTCTGCGAGCAGATCAAGAAGGCCACCACCCGGGACGAGATGGCCGAGGCCATCGACCTGGCCCGCCACGTGCCGGAATCCGACCACGGCGTGGTTAACGAGGCCTACAAGGCGCGCCTGGCAACGCTCAAGCAGCAGGCCGAAGGCGGCCAGTAACCCACCACCAGGGCGGCCCGCGCGGCCGCCCGCCAACAAGGAATCACCATGGCCAGAGGCGTCAACAAGGTCATCCTTATCGGCAACCTGGGGCAGGATCCGGAGGTGCGCTTCATGCCCTCAGGCAACCCGGTCGCCAACCTGAGGCTGGCCACCACCGACAGTTGGATGGACCGCCAGAGCGGCCAGCGCCAGGAGCGCACCGAATGGCATAGCGTCGTGCTGTTCAACAAGACGGCCGAAATCGCCCAGCAGTACCTTCGCAAGGGCTCCAAGGTCTACATCGAGGGCCGCCTACAGACCCGCAAGTGGCAAGGGCAGGACGGCCAGGACCGTTACAGCACGGAGATCGTCGCCAACGACATGCAGATGCTCGACTCGCGCGGCGACCAGCAGGGGCAGTCGGCCGGCGGCTACGGCGGCCAGCCACAAGGCGGCTACGGCCAGGGCGGCCAGCAGCAGCGCCGGCCGCCGCCTCAGAGTCAGCCGCCCGGCTACGGCGCCCCGCCGCCCAACCAGGCCCCGCAAGGCGGAGGTGGCGGCTTCGACGACTTCAACGGCGAGATCCCGTTCGCCCGGTTCCCGAATATCGCCGGGGGCTAGGGCCCAACTACCCCATTCCAAGGAGGCGACATGTCCGCCCAGCAAGCTCAGACCCTGGAGCAGCTGCTCCACGACCGCGTTTCCCAGTTCGCCGCCAGCGAGCGTCCAAAAGAGATCATCGACCAGCACGTCGAGAAGATGTTTGCCAGCGTGATCGACGACGCCTTTCGCAGTTATGGCGACATGGGCAAGGCCGTGAAAGAGGCCGTCAAGGCGGCCATGCCCGGCAACGTCAGCGATATGGTAGAGCTGACCCGCTACAACAGCCTGATCGCCAACGCGATGAAGGAGAAGTGGGCGGAGGCCGGCGTCGGAAACGAGATGGTACGCCGTACCCACGAAGCCATCGACGAAGTTATCAAGGACATGCAGATGCCGGAGTTCGTCAGCCTTCGCGAGCTTCTGGAGGCTTTCGTCGAGGAGCATGCCGAGGAGGCCATGCACGAGGGGTGGGAGGCGCCGCGCATCGAGATCGAGGAATCCGAGCACGTCGACGGGCATTGGCGCATCTACTTCGACAAGGATCCCGGCGAGTCGCGCTACAGCGCTCGTAGCGTCCACCGACTCGACAACATGCTGGCGATAAGCGCCCGCGATAACGAGACCCGGGGCGGACATCACGTTGGCGAGGTCTACGCCGCTCAGGTCGATGGCGACATCATGAGTCGAAAGATGGGCGTGTGGCACCGCGACTGGGAGAAGCTGATGGTCGCGCTGTACTACGGTGGCGCCAAGCTGGTGATCGACTGCGACGCCGACGACTTCTCCTACCCCGGCTACGACTGACGCTCAGCCGTTCCCCGCACGGGGCTCAACCACAACCCTGCCCCGCCATGATGCGGGGCTTCCTGTTTCTGGAGGACATCATGCAGTGCGATTGCCAAACAAAGGTCGCCGAGAAGCTGGCCGAGCACGTCAAGGCGAAGCTTCCTGAAGGATTCAAGGACTTCGAAGCCAATCTCAAGGGGTACGGCTTCGCCATGGCCGGCAACCAGCTTATGTCGCCGTTCATGATCAGTTACCAGGGCGAGGCCTGGGTTCCGAAGAAGAACGGTGACGGCCTCAAGCGCCAGAAGATCGACACCTTCGTCACCGCCAACTTCTGCCCCTTCTGCGGCAAGGCGGCCAAGCCCGACGACGACCAGGAGGCGGCATGAACCTGCTGACCAGCATCGCCGCCATGCTCGGTACCAAGGCCCGGACATGGGCCGGCATCCCGATACCTCGCCACGAGGCGCCGCGCAAGCCCAAGTACGGCAGCGTGAAGGCTCACCAGCGGCACGCCGCCAAGCGCCGCGCGCGACGACGCGCCAGGCGGCTCAACCACTTCTGATAGGCCACCCCACCGAGGTGGCCTTTTTCATGCTCGAGGAGACCGACATGCACGACATCGACACCGTTTTCGAGGCCTGGCACCAGGCCGCCCAAGCCAATGCCCTCGCCGCCCAGCAGCTCGAGGCCTGGCTGTTATGACCGGCCAGCCGCACCCCGATTCACCGAACGCCAAGTGGGCGCGGCACGGCTACCAGGTCGAGCGCATCCCGCGCCGCGGGAGCGGCGGCCATCACCGCATCATCCGCGACCCCGAGGGGCGCGTCGTGCTTCAGGACGCCGGCCATGCCGGCGAACTGGAGTGGATCAAGGCCAACCTGGAGGACGGCACGCATGATTGAGCAGCGCGAGATTCGGCACTTCCACCTGTTCTGCGGGCTGGGAGGCGGAGCCAAGGGCTTCAACCGCGGGAACGCGCGCGTCGGCAACATGGAGGCGCGCTTCCGCTGCATCGGCGGAATCGACGTCGACCCTGGCGCCATCGCCGACTTCCAGCGCCTGTCCGGCGCGCCCGGTACCGCGCTCGACCTGTTCGATCGTGACCAGTACCGAGCCTTCCACGGCGCGGAGCCGCCGGCGGACTGGCGCGAGGCCACGCCCGCCGACATTCAGGCGGCAGCCGGCGGCGAGACGCCGAACATCGTCTTCCTGAGTGCGCCCTGCAAGGGGTTCAGCGGCCTGCTGTCGCAGTCGCGCAGCACCACGCCCCGCTACCAGGCGCTCAACCGCCTGACGCTTCGCGGCATGTGGCTGACCATGGAAGCGTTCGCCGACGACCCGCCGGAGCTGGTGATCTTCGAAAACGTCCCGAGGATCGCCAACCGAGGCCGACCTCTCCTCGATCGCATCGTGGCCATGCTCGAGCACTACGGCTACCACGTCGCGGAGACCACGCATGATTGCGGCGAAATAGGCGGCCTGGCGCAGTCCCGCAAGCGCTTCCTGCTGGTCGCCAGGCACGCCGAGAAGGTGCCGCCCTTCCTCTACGAGCCGGTTTGCCGCCCGCTGCGCGCCGTCGGCGACGTGCTGGGCGACATGCCGCTGCCCGGCGACGAGCTGGCCGGCGCCATGCACCGTATCCCGCGCCTGCAATGGAAGACGTGGGTCAGGCTCGCCTTCGTGGAGGCCGGCAGCGACTGGCGGTCGCTGAACCGGCTGGCAGTCGAAGACGGCTTTCTCAAGGACTACCTGCTGGTACCCGAGGGGCGTAACAACGGCTACCTGGGCGTGCACGACTGGCGAGAAGCGGCCGGCACTGTGTCCGGCGCCAGTCGCCCGGGGAACGGCAAGTTCTCCGTAGCAGACCCTCGCTTCAACCAGTCGGCCAAGTGGAAGGACGGCCAGGCTTACGGCGTCCGCCGCTGGGACGGCCCCACTGGCGCCATCACCGGGCAGAAGTCGCCCGGGCAAGGCGCTTTCGCCGTCGCGGATCCTCGCCGGGAAGGGCCGTCATTCGGCAAGTACATGGTCACCCGCTGGGAGGAGCGCAGCGGCACCGTCATATCCGGCAGCACCACCGGGCAGGGCGCCTATGCCGTCGCCGACCCACGGCCCGGCCTGAGCCGCGGCAAGGGTGACCACTACCTCACCGCCGGACACTACGGCGTCGTGCCCTGGCGCGCGCCATGCGGCGCCGTCTCGGCATCGGCGGGCCACGACAACGGCAGCTGGTCGGTGGCCGACCCGCGCCTGCCCGAGCCCAACGACAAGCTGGTGGCCGTGATCCGGTCGCTGGACGGCTGCTGGCACCGGCCCTTCACGACGCTCGAGCTCGCCGCGCTGCAAGGCCTCGTCGATCCCTGCGAGCACCTGGAGCTGGAGGGGCTGAACGACAGCGCCTGGCGAGAGCGCATCGGAAACGCGGTGCCGGCGCCGGCCGCCGAGGCCATTGCCGGCGTCATGGGCACCACCCTGCTGCTGGCGTGGAGCGGCGAGACGTTCGCCCTGGGCTCGACGCCGATATGGGTGCGCCAGGTCGCCGCCAGCCTTTCGCTTCACCGCCCCGAGAAACCCGACCCCAAGGCCGCCCACTGAGGCGGCCTTCATACGGAGGCTGCCTCATGCACTGCCCTGTCATGCGTTACCACGGCGGCAAGTGGCGCATCGCCAGCTGGGTGATATCGCACTTCCCGCGCCACCAGGTCTACGTCGAGCCCTTCGGCGGCGCCGCCGGCGTGTTGATGCAGAAGCCGCCGGTATCAGCCGAGGTCTACAACGACCTGGACGGCGAGATCGTCAACGTGTTCCGCGTGCTGCGCGACCCGGCGAGCGCCGAACGCCTGGCCGAGCTCTGCCGCTTCACGCCTTACGCCCGCGCCGAGTTCGATCTATCGCAAGATCCGGCCGACGATCCCATTGAACAGGCCCGGCGCACCCTGCTGCGCGCCTGGGCCAGCTTCGGCTCGGCCGGCGCCACGCGCGGCAACTCGGGGATGCGCACCTTCACGCGCCCGGATGGCGTCTATCTGGGTGTGGCGCACGCCTGGGCCCGTGTCGCCGATGCGATACCCGAGTTCGCCGACCGCTTCCGCAACGTGGTGATCGAAAGCCGCCCGGCCATCGACGTCATGACGCAGCACGACAGCCGGGAGACGCTGCACTACGTCGACCCGCCCTACCTGCCGGAGACGCGCAGTCAGGGCAGCAGCCGCTACTACCGCCACGAGATGAGCGTCGAGGAGCACGAGACGCTGCTGGAGTCCGTCAGACACCTGCAGGGCTTCGTGGTGATCAGCGGCTACGACTCCACGCTCTACAACAACCGCCTACCCGGCTGGATGCGCGTGACGCTGCCCACGTCCGGATCCAGTCGCTTCGGCAGCGTGAAGCGCACCGAATGCCTGTGGCTGTCGCCGCGAGCAGCAGACCAACAACGCCAGCGCGACATGTTCGCCACCGCCTAACCCTGCGCGGCCACCTGGCCGCGCCCTTCAACCTGGAGAATCGCCATGTGGTTCAAGAACCTTCGTCTGTACCGCCTGCCCGCCGCCGGCAGCATCGCCGTTGAAGCCCTGGCCGAAGCCATGGGCCGCTTCGCCACCCGCGACATGGGCGGCCAAGAAGCCAAGCATCTGGGCTGGGTGCCACCAGCCGGCCGCAAGAGCGAGACCCTGGTCCATGCCATTCAGGGTCAGTTCCTGCTGACCATGCAGCGCCAGGAGCGAATCCTGCCCTCGTCCGTGGTGAAGGAGGAGGTGGAGGCCCGCTGCGAGGAGATCGAGACCGTTCGCGGCGGCCCGGTACCGCGCGCGGAGAAGATGAGCATCAAGGAGCAGGTCTACGAGGAGTTCCTGCCCCGCGCCTTCGTGCGCAGCCATCGGGTCGACCTCTGGTGGGACATGGCCGGCGGCATGATCGCGGTCAACACCTCGTCGGCGAAGCGTGCCGAGGAGGCACTGGACTTGCTGCGCGCCACGCTGGGCAGCCTGAAGGTGGTGCCGGTCGCTACTCACTCCCTGCCCATGAGAGTCATGACGCACTGGCTGCAAGACCCGAGCCTTCGCCCGTCCTGGCTGGAGGTCGGCGACAGCGTGCAGCTCCGTGAGCAAGGCGACGACGGCAAGGTGACGGCCAAGCATGTCGACCTCGACACCGACGACATGCAGCGGCTGCTGGAGTCCGGCCGCCAGGCCGCCCAGCTGAGCATCACACTCGACGAGCGCGTATCGCTGACGCTGACCGACGGCCTGACGCTCAAGGGCCTGCGCTTCTCCGACGCCCTGCTGGACGAGGCCAGCCAGGCCGACGATGGCGACGACGCCATCATTCGGATGGAAACCGACTTCATCCTGATGGCCAACGCCCTGCGCGACGTCATCAAGCTGCTGCTGGTCGGCCTGGGTGGCGAGGCCGTGCCCGAGCTCAAGAGCATGGAGGAGGCGGCACCGACGCCCGCCTCGCCCGGTACCGACGAGCCCGACCCGCTGCTGGGCGAGGTGCGCGGCTTCGTGATCGAGAGCCGGCGAGCGTCGATATCGGCCGTACAGCGGCACTTCAAGATTGGCTACAACCGCGCGGCGCGCCTCATCGAGGACCTGGAGCGCCAGGGCGTGGTTTCCCCCATGGACAACAGCGGTTCCCGCAAAGTGCTCAAGGAGGCGGCATGACATCACTGGCCCACACCCTTACCCCGGTCGCGGCGACGGACTGCCCGTTCTGCGAGCAGGTCCTGCAGCGCAACCAGGAGCTGGAAGACGACAAGGTGAGCCTGGCCGACCAGCTCGAGGATCAAGACGAGGCGCGCCGCCACCTGGATGAGGTCATTCGGCGCTCCGGCATGTTCAAGAAGCCCGCCACCTTCCTGGAAGCCGTGGTCGCCGTCTGCGAGGACAACCACGAGCTTCGCCGGCAGCTGGCCAGCCATCGCGCCTGACGTCCGCCCACCACCGATGGAGCCCACGATGAACGCATACGCCCACGCCAGCGAGGGCGCGCCCGCGCGTGTCTCGCTCGACCCCTACGACGAGGCCATCCGCCTGGCCTTGGAGAACCAGGAGCTCCGCGAGGAGCTGCTGGCCGCCCAGCGTCTCGCCGAGCGCGCGACCGCCAGCCGGGACAAGGCCAAGGCCGACGCCGACCAGCAGCGCGAACGCGCCGACCGCCTGGCCGCCGAGAAGGCGGCCGGCAAGAAGGAGCTGGCTCAAGTCCGCCATCAAGCCCGGCAGCGCGTCCAGCAGCTGGAGGCCGAGCTGGCCCGCAAGGAGAAGGCGCCCGCCGAGAAGGCCGGCGAGGATCCGGGGCCGCACGCCACGATCAAGAGCGAGGACGGCGCCGTGATCGTGCAACTGGCCTTCAACCAGGTGCACATCCACGAGCCCGACCGCTGGTACATGGTCAGCAGCAAGCCGCTCGACCAGGCGGAGAAACACCGCATGATCTTCTGCGGGCTGATCGACGGCATCATGGCCGGCGAGCACAAGCACTTCATCAAGGGCGCCATCCACCGCCTGGCCGGCCACTGGCGCAAAGAGAACGGCTGCCAGCGCATCGAAGACCTCGACTTGCCGGGCCGTGTCGTCAACCAGCTCGAGGACGCCGGCTACGAGCTGCTGAGCGAGATCAACACTGAGGGCAAGCGTAAGTCGCTCGCCGGCATCAAGGGCATCGGCCCGGCCACCATCCAGAAGATCGCGCGCGCCGCGCGCAAGGCAGGTGGCAAGTGACCAACTTCGAGCTTAACGACAAAGCCCAGCAGCTGGCCGATACCTCGTCGGCCTATGAGCTGGCCCGGCGGATGATAGAGATGGAGCAGGAGCGCGACCAGCTGCGCGGCTGCTTTTACAACGCCTGCGGGGAGCTGGCTGCCCTGAAGGCTGCGCTGGTGGACGAAGGCGATGAGGCCCCGATAGGGCCGGCGCTGTCGCTGGTGGAAGCGCTCAAGGGGGAGCGTGACGCCTTGGCAGCATACGCCGAGGATCTTCGCAAGGCCGGCAATCGCGCCATCTGCTACGGCGGCGCCGAGAGCCCGGACGAATGGCACAGGGTGTTGGCTCAGGCGCCGGAAGTCAGCCTGGCGCTCCGTGACGCCGGTGAGCGCGCCAAAGGCGCTTCAGCCATTCGGCATCTGACCCAAGGAGAAGGCTGGGAAGACCAGGACCTGCGAAAAGTGATTGATGACTACATCGCCACCGTCGTCCAGGTAAGCCAGGCCACGAAGGAGGCGCTCGATGGAGACTGATGATCTTCCACCGCTGACCGAGGCCCTGGTGCAGGACTTGATCTACGCCTGGTGCAGCCGCGCCAAGCACGAGATCACGGTACCGAACTGCGGCACGGCCTGGGGCTACGACTCGGACGTGGCGTCAGTCACTCGGTCGCGCCTGGGGCATGAGTTCGAGGTCAAGGTGTCCCGAGCCGACTGGCTGGCCGAGCTGCGCCAGATCCGGGGCGACACGTCATGCGCGAAGCGCAGCCGGGCTCGCAACCTGGCCATGGCCGGAGAGATCGCCAAGGCGGTGAAGGCGGCTCACGCAGAGGGCCGAAGCCATGCCGTCATGGACGGCAGGTACCACGCCCACCCACCGCCCAGCTACTTCTGGATGGTCACCACCCCCGGGATCATCAAGCTCGAGGAGCTTCCTGACTACGCCGGCCTGATGGAGGTCGAGCCCTACCGGCAAGGGTGGGTGAAGGCTCACGGCTACATGTTGCGAGAGGCCCGGCCGGCACCCCGCCTGCATCGCGTGAAGATGCTCGACAACCAGCTGATGGCCATGGCTCGGGGAGTGACCCTGCGCTACTGGCAGCAACGAAGGAAAGCCGCATGAGAACCCGCCTCAAGAATTCCCCTGTTCCCGATATCCGGGCCGACTGGCGACCGATATCCAGCGCCTGGGCGGGCATGGGGCTCGCCACGGTGGGCATCCCCCTTCAAGTCTTTGAGGAGAACCAATCATGAATGAGACAGCACCGATACAGCGGCTTCTAGCGGTCGAGCAAGAGAACGAGCGACTGAAGGCGGAGAACGAGCGCCTGGCCAACGTCTCGCCCCACGGTCATGTTCAGAACACCCGGGCGCTGCTGGAGATGGAGGAGAAGCTGGCAGCCGCTACCGACTGCGCAGAAGATCGCGCTCGCATGCTGGGCATGATCGCGGAACGCCTGGGTGTGGCCGGCGAGCCCCACCAGGGCCGGGGCAAGCGCATCCTGGAGGCGCTGGACGCCCTCATCGAGCGCAGTCGGCGCATGGAGGAGGCTATCGACTTCGCCTGCGCGCCTGACATGTGGGAGGAGCGCTCCGACCTGGGCGGCGAGGTCTACGAGTACAAGTACCTGAAGTGGTATGTCGACGTGCTGCAGGAGGCGTTGACGCCCCACGAGCTGCACCCCGATGACGCTATGGTGGAGGCCGCGGCCCTGGCCATGCGCCGGAAGCTGGCCGCTAAGCGCAAGGAGGGGCGCGGCGGCTGGGAGGAGATGTCACTGGGCGCGCTGAACAGCATGCTGGTCAACCACGTCGCCAAGGGCGACCCGGTGGACGTGCTCAACTTCGCCGCCATGATCCATGCCCTTGGTGGACGCACCAGCCTCGATCGCGTGGCCCCGAGACAGCCAGGCGAGGCACCGCGCTGGTACGTCACCGACGACAAGCCGTGGTTCGCCTACTGCCCTGACCAGGGCCTGATGGCGTTCGGTACCGAAGCCGAGGCCGTCGAGCAGGCCACCGACTTCATCGACAGCTGGCTGGATGGCGACACCGGCTGGGACGAGCAAGTCGGCCAGGTGTTCGTCGGGCGAGCCACGCAGATCAGCAGTCAGGTAGATCGCGTCGACCGTCCGGACGAGGGTCAACTGGATGAAGACGGTTGCGACCCCGAAGGCTACCACTGGGGCGACTTCGAGTACGTGTGCAACTACAAGGTGCAGCCGGTGGTCAGCGACGCCGCCAAGGCGTGGGCGGCCACCAGCGGCGGCGACACGTCCGGCTACGACCTGGTGGCCCACATGAAGCGCCAGATGGCGTTCTCGACTCGCGCCTTTGGGCCCGGAGACCGCCAGGCCGGCGTGGTCGACCATATCCGCAAGGAGTTGAAGGAGATCGAGGCCGCCCCGCGCGACCTCGAGGAGTGGGTCGACGTCGTATTGCTCGCCCTGGATGGCGCTTGGCGTGCCGGCCATTCCGCCGAGCAGGTGGCGGCTGGGCTGGACGCGAAGCTCACCAGGAACGAAGGGCGCGACTGGCCGGACTGGCGAACTGCCGACCGGACCAAGGCCATCGAGCACAACCGGCAAAGCGAGGAAGCATGATGGTCAAGTTCTGCGAGGAGAAGGACGTGCCCGACTTTTCGGGCCGTGCCGTGCTTACCCTGAGCATCGAGGGCGCCCGGTTCAGCGATATGGACATGGGGCGCGTCGGCGAGATATTCGGCCTGCTGGCCAAGATTGCCGGCGAGGACTCGGTACTGGTCCGCTATTCCGGCGGCGAGATCATCGTCAAGGAGGGGCGCCCGGGCGGCGCCGCCGAGCCGATGCGCGAGGACGTCGAGGAGGAGAGCGATGCCTAGCTTTGTATGGCGGCCGAAGCCGCCCACCCTGGAGGAGGTCGTGGCCGCGGGAGGCGTGGCCCACTACTGGGCGCGCGGCTGGAACTTCAACCGGCCGGTGATCGCCGAGGTATCGGTCTCCACCCGCGTCGACCCGCTGGAGAATTTCGTGACCGTGGTTAGCGTGGGTGGAAAGGAGGTGCTGGAGTCCACCGCCAGCCCGCGCTTCACCAACCACGAGATGCTGCCGGGGTGGGCGCCCTTGGAGTGGGCCGGCCCCATCCCCCGGCCCGTCGACGGAAAACACGCCGCCGACACCCCATAGCTACCCATCACTATTCAAGAGAGCCCGGCTGGCAGCCGTCAGCCGGCTGTCTACCCTGTTATCGAGAGGTTCCCATGACTTCCGCTGCCGCCCCGGCCACTGAGCATGACGACAACGTTGAGCGCGACGATGAGCTGGTATTCCTGACCACTCAGGACGTGATCGAGAAGACAGGCCTGTCCAGCACCACCCTTCAGCGCCGTCGCGGGAGCGACCCGGCCTTCCCCAAACCGGTGGTGCTGAGCTGGATCGGCAACCGCCCGCGCAGCATCCGCTGGGTGAAATCCGAGATCGAGGAATGGATGCGCCGCCAGCTGGATGGGCGTCCGGACTGATTCCCGCCCGCCCCCGCCTCAGGGGGCTCACCATTCCAGCCCGCAACTTCTTGTATGGCGCCGTGTATGGCTCCTTCCCGCCAAGCAAAATCACCATACACTTTCAGGTGATCCCACCACTGCTATTCGACCAACTCGCGACGCACCAAAACCGCTGAATTCCTTGGAGTTATTGCCCTTCCCCTAGCCTCAAGATGGCACCTTGTGAAGGCTGCCCCAAAGAGGACGATAAGGGAGCTGTAGTAGACCCAGAGGAGGATCATCACCACCGAGCCCGCCGCCCCGTAGGTGGAGGCGGTGGCGGTGTGCGAGAGGTAGAGGGCGATCATCGAG